TCAACCCGCTCACCTGCAGGGCGGTGACGACGTCGAAGCCGACCAGGTTGATGTAGGTGTCGGCCTCGTCCTCGATCTTGTTCACGACCACGATGCCGGAGGTGACGGTCAGCGTCAGCTTCTTGTGCTTGATCACCAGCCTGTGGGCCAAGCAGTCCAGGGTGACATCGTAGACGTACTGGACAACCACGTCGTCGTCGGTGCCGCCGATGGTGGTGGCCGTGCCGTCCTTGTTCTGGTTGATGTCACCAAACTTGAAGTGCAGGCCCGGCTTGTAGATCTTCAGGAAGTCGGAGTTGGCTGACCCGGCGCCGGCGATGTGGGTGCAGAGCCCGGCCCAGACCTCCAGGCCGCGCTCGTCAAGCCACTGGTAGTCGGCCTGCGTCCAGCTGGGCTGGTGCAGGGTGCCGTCGGTGATGTCGCCGACGTTGTAGGGGGTGTACCTGCTGCCGTCGGTCTTGCCGATCAGGTAGAAGACCTTGTCGGGGACGGTGACGTAGCCGGGGTAGGCGTTCTCCACCTTCTGGACGACGGTGACGGTGTTGGGGCCGGTGGTCGGGGCGCTGGTGACCTCCAGGTAGTAGTACTTGGTGACCGTCAGATCCATGGTCTGGGCGGGGATGTCGATGTCCTGGCAGGTGGCGGTCGACCTGAAGTGCACCTTGCCCGCCGCCACGATGACCGCGGCATGCGGCGCGGGGCTGGGGTCGGTGCAGTAGATCGGGTAGAAGCTCGGCAGCATGGGCCTGGGCCACAGGAAGGGGTCGTCACGCAGCACCTGGTGCCAGCTGAAGTTGCTGGTGCCCGCGTCCTCGAACGTGCCGATCAGGACGGGGATCCGGTCACGGACGTCGGGGGTGGGCGGCCACGTGGCGCTGGAGTGCGGCCGCTGGGGGGCGTCGTCGTGGCTCCAGTTGCCGCTCAGGTCGCGCATGAGCAGGTAGTACAGGTAGCCGTCGCCGGACAGGGCGGCGCTGTCCACCGGGGCGGCGTCGGTCACCGTCTTGATCTGGGTCGTCTGGTTGGGGTCGTCCTGGTCGAGGATCGACATCTGGTCGGCGGGCGTGTAGACCGGGTTCCTGAGGTAGCCGACCGTGATCTTGTCCATGCTGCCGGTCTTGATCTTCGCCTTGTAGGGGTGCCAGGGGTCGGCGGCGCCCGGCTCGCCAAAGATCCAGTCGGCCTGCTCGCCCGGGGTGGCCTGCACGCCCACGGGGAAGGCGATCACGTAGCTGTCAACGGCGATGCCGTCGTTGTCGTTGATGTGCCGCAGGGGCTTGTGCCCGGCCGTGCTGTCAAAGGTGCGGGCCGTGGCGTTGGTGGCCCATCCGCCGCCCGTGTCGAAGTACTCGACGGCGTCGTAGGTGCCGTCCCCGTTGTCGGCGGTCAGCTTGCAGACGATCCACTGGTTCTGCTTGGGCGGGATCTGGTGGGTGTCAGAAGGCAGGAGCCTGCGGGCCAGCATCCGGCGGAGGCCGGCGGCTGCCCGCTCGTCAAGGACGTACCTGCGCTCCAGCATGGAACCGGCCTTTCATCAGGGCGATGGCGTGGACGTGGGCGTCGGCGAGCCACCCAATGGCGGGATGGGCGCCGGGGGCGGGGCCGCGGTCGGCATGGGCCCGCAGATGGTCAGCGGCAGCATCAGGTCGAAGAAATCGGAGGTCTCGTGGTCGGGCGCGATGATGTAGGTGAGCGCACCCGGCAGCGTATTGGGTGCAATCATCGCGCCGTCCTTGTCCAGGGGCACGGGGGCGCTGACCTCAACCTGGCCGCCATCGCGGCACTTGCGCCACAGGTTGGTGGCTGGGATGATCTCGTTGTAGCCGGAGTTCAGGACTACCTTGCAGTGGGCCAGCGGGTCGTAGATGATCCTGAGCGTGATCTTCAGGTCGCAGTCGCCCTCGGGCGTGGGCAGCTTCTCGACGCTGACCTCGTCAAGCAGGAAAGTCCAGTAGTCGCCGCCCGTGCCGGTCTCGTCCGGGACGCTGCAGATCTGGATCATCTCCTCGTTCACCGTGCCCTGCATGGCCAGGAGGGCGCCCAGGCTGCTGAAGCCCATGTCCGTGATGTCGTGCACCAGGCAGGTGGCCGTGATCACGGTCTGCCGGCGGGTGGTGGTCACCGGGGGGTCGAAAGCGTTACAGGCCCGGTTGAGGACGCTCTCACCCTTGTTACCGCTGGGCAGCGTGGTCAGGTACTTGGCCGGGCTGGCCGTGAACCGCGCCGGGATGCCGAAGCCCGGGCCCGATGACGCCATGGTCTCGTCCAGCACCTGATCGACGGACTGGCCGCCGATCTTGACGTCCCAGGTGTTGTACGGGGTCATGTCGTACTGGCACTCGACCTCGAACTCCATATTGCTCTTGCCCAGCTCCTTGACGCTGCGCCCGGTGCAGATCAGGGAGGGCTGCGACCCGGCGTAGGAGTCGCCCTTGAGCGGCAGGTTCTGGGCCAGCAGGACGTCGGAAAACAGGTAGACGGCCGTGCCGAAGTGGACGTGGAAGACCTTGATGGCGTGCTGGCGGTTGAACTCGTCGGTGTACTGCCGGCCGAACTTCTCGCAGACGCGCTCGCCTGGTGTGGTTGGCATGTTGGCTCCTTAGCCTGGCACCACGCCCATGGCGGGCGCGCGGTTGAGTATCTGCTTGAGGGCGCCGGCCGCCTCCTTGGTGTTCTTGGCGGTCTCGGCGGCATAGCGGGCCAGGGTGCCCTGGATGATGCGGTAGGCCTCGACGGAGCCCTCGAGCGCGGCCCCGCCCAGCCGGGCGCTCGGCCCGCCGGCGCCAAGGTCAATGCCGCCGTTGCCCTGCGGCAGCTTGGAGGCGGCCCAGTTCAGGAACTTGAGCATCTGAATGTTGGGGTTGGCGCTTAGCAGGGTCTTGACCAGGAAGGCGATGCCTTTGTTCTCACCGAGCCAGCCGAACAGGCTGCCCAGTTGGATGAGCCGGTCATTGAACGCCGCCAGCACCTTGTCCAGCTCCAGCAGCTGGATGATCATCAGCCCCCACTGGACGCTAACGTTGCGCGCCGTCGCCTGCATGATGTCGGCCTGCTCGCCGAAGACGCCGAACTTGCCTTGCGGACGCACCTTACGGATGTAGTCCAAGGCCGGCAGCAGCGTCTTGACAACTTGCATGATGGTGCCGACGATCAGCACGCCGATGATCAGGTGCCAGATGCTGCGGAAGCTGCGCAGCGATGCCAGGATGCCCCCACTCTTCTTAGCTGCCGCGGCCGCAGCGGCCGCGCCACCGGCGGCGGCAGCGGCAGTCGCGGTGGCGCCAGCGGCACTGGATGCCACCATGCGGGAGATGTCTGTCGCCGGCTTACGGCCAAACGGGTTCAACTCCGCGGATAGCTGCGCCTGGCGGGCGCGCCATTGGACGGCTCCCAGGGAATTGCGCCAATCACCAAACCGCCAGTTGCCGGGGCCCTTCCAGTCTCTGGCGAATACTTCAGAGAAGGCCTGACCGCCACGGAGAGGCCCCTTGGCCGATGGCTTTGCCTCGGCGATGATCTTCTTCCAGATGTCCTTGCGTATTTCTTCCACGGTCTTGGCGATCGTGGCGGCGACCTTGTTGGCGGTGCTGCTCACCACGCTGCCGGCTACCGCGCCGGATAGCAGGGCGCTGCCCATTCCGCCGCCCCTGCCACCGATGGAACCCATCTCCTTCTGCAGGGAACTCTTCAGCTCCTGGGCGGCCTGCCGGCTGCCGCTGGTGTCCGCCTTGATGGCGACGCCCAGCACCAGGTCGGGCAGTCTGAATGAGGAGATCACGTGGCCACCTCCTTCGGGATGCAGGGGAACAGCATGCGGGCGATGCCCAGGTTGCGGCGGTTGACGGACTCTGGGTCACCGGGCAGGAACTCGATCCGGTAGGCGCCCACGTCGGTGGTGTTCTCCTTGCCGGCCAGGCCCAGGGCGAAGTCGTAGATGGCCTTCACCAGCTGGGCGGTGTGCCAGTCGGCGCGGCGGTCGCCGCGGGGCTCTGCCAGCCGATGCTGCCACATGATGAGCTCCTTCGCCGGCATGGTCGCCAGCAGTTCGTGAACCGGCTGTCCGAGGAGGCCGGCCAGCTCGAACAGCCAGTCGGCCTCCTCCATCAGTTTGGGTCAGGCTTGTCCTCTGGCGCGTTCACCTTCTGGAAGGACTTCATCAGCTCGGTGACCAGGGTGCCCGGCCAGTCCTTGGCGGCCTTCACGTCGTCCTCGCCGGCCAGCGGCTGCCCGTCGGCGTCGGTGAAGTACCGCTTGACCAGGGTGTGCACCAGCTTGGGCAGGTCGTTGATCTTGCGGTTGGCGCCGCTGCCCAGGCTGCAGGCCTCGGTCAGGCGGTCGACCTCCTGCAGCTCGCCCAGGCTCAGGCACTTGATCCGGACGTCGATGTCCAGGGTGTCGAGGTGGACGACCGTATACGGGGCCAGCTTCCCTGCCAGTTCAGTCAGGTTCATGTTCGCTCCTCAGGTTGGGTGAACGTTGACTACGGGGTGGGGGTGCCGGCGCCAAAGCTCGGGGCGACCTCGTCGCCGTCGTTGTCGGCGTTGGTGACGACGATCACGCCGGCGCCGCGCCAGCCCTCGCCCTTGCCGGTCTCCTTGGGCTCGAAGGACTTCAGGTAGCCCCAGAAGGACACCGTGCCGATGTCGCGCAGCGTCAGGAAGATCTGCTGGTTGACGTTGATCTCGGCCAGGACGTCATCCGTGTCCTCCGGGTGGTAGTCCCCGGTGAACGGGATGTCCGGCACGCCGACCAGCAGCTGCGGCTGCTTCGTGATCAGCGCGGCGTTCATGAGGCAGGTGTTGTCGATGGGGTCGCCGCCGTCGAAGCCGACGCCGCCCAGGGACACCTTGCAGATGGCCAGACTGCCGATCACCAGATCGGCACCAACGGGTTCGCGGACGCGTGCCTGTGTCATGGAGGGACCTCCTTAGACTCGTTGCCGGAGACCGGCGTAGTTCTGGGTGAAGATGAAGCGCTTCCTCTCGTCGTAGCCGTTCTCCATCGGTGGCTGCAGCCGGTAGACCACGTTATAGTACACCGTCAACGTGCCATCTGCAACCTGGTGGTCGACAAGCAGGTTCAGCTCGTCCTCCACGCTCTGGATCAGGTTGTAGGCGTCCTGATAGGTGCGGGCGCGCGTCCTGACCTGCATGCGGAAGCTGTCCAGCGGCGGGCAGTTCAGGCTGATGCCCTCCTCGGCGGTGCCGCCGTAGCTGTAGAGGGTGATCATCTCGGACGGCTCGGGCGGCTCCTCACCAACGGAGATGCCCACGCCGGCGCCCGGCACCAGGCTGCCCAGGTCCAGGCTGCCAAGGCCGGCAGTCTCCAGGACGCGGGCCATGTCAAAGGCGGGCGTGTTCACTTGAGCTCCTTGATGACGTTCTCGCGCAGGCTTGGGCCGACTGCCATGACTGCCTTCTCCAGAAACTTGGGCTTCCTGCCCTCCATGTCCTCGTGGACGTGGGCGGCGTAGGGCGCCGTGTAGCCGACCTCCACCTTGGACGTGCCGAACTCGGTGGCGGCAAAGCCGGTGATGGCGCTTTTCTTCAGCCTGCCCGACACGCCGGGGGCATTGTCGTTGGACTCAACCATGACGTCCTCGGCGGTGGTGTTGAGGGCGCGCTCGACGGCGTCCATGACCTCGTCCATCTGCTGGGCCAGCGCGTGGTCGATGGCGGCGCCCACTTCCGGCAGGTTGGTGGCGACGAGCATCATCCTGCACCCACTTTCCAGACCACGATGCTGTTGGCGGGGTCCTGGCTGCGCTCGCAGGTGCGCACCCGGAAGGCGCCGGCGTCCACGGGGTCGGCTACGGTGTAGGTGCCGCGCGCGATCCAGCCGTCCAGCATCAGGGAGGTCGGGCAGTAGAGGACGGCCCGGCAGACGTACTCCCGGCCGGCGGCGTCGATCATGCGCTCGAGCTTGTCCTGCCAGCGGCAGAGCAATGGCACGGGCGCGCCCGCGGGCTGGCCGGTGCCGTCCGGGGATTCGACCGGCCAGTAGGTGCACTGCTGGGTTAGAAGGCCGAGGTAGCTCATCTACACCCTCTTGTAGATATCCAGGGCGCCCATGAACGGGCCGATCGCGCTGGCGATGTAGGCCGCGCCGCCGGCGCCCGCCCACTTCTCGTACGAGTAGTCGCCGATGGTCTCGGACTTCATCGCGGCGTTGCTTGAGAAGTTCAGCCAGGCGTCGCAGCAGACCTTGTTGACGACCAGCAGCAGGCCGGCGGGGATGACCGTGTAGCCGCCGTTGTACAGGCAGACCATCGGGGCCGACGGCGCCCGCACGTCCCGGCTGCCGTAGTGGTCGAAGTACTCGTCGAAGCTGCAGCCGCTGATCTCGAACACGCCCTCGACATCGCCCCTGATCAGGCGCCGGGTGGACAGCGCGGCCCTCAGGGCGAACGGGGTGCCCGCCTCCTCGGTCTCGGCCGACTGGTCGAGCAGGGCGTTGGCCGGGTAGTCGTCGTAGCCGGTGGCGACGGACGCCGCCCAGCCCGCCTCCATGTTGATCAGGACCTCCAACTGGGCCATGGTCATCGTGATGGGGACGGCGATGTCGACGGCGACCATGCCGGAGACCAGGGTCAGCTTGCCAAAGGCCGGCCCCGGATCCACGCGGAAGCTGGCCTGGGCGTTGGCCGCGGTGTTGGTCAGGAGCAGGACCTCGCTATTGCCCAGGGCGAAGTAGTAGACGTGGTTGACGGGCGTCTCGTCCAGGACGATCTCGTTGTTCTGATCCAGGATCAGCTTGAGGGCGACGTCGACCTTCTCGAAGTTGCGGGCGCAGTACCGGCAGATCTGCTCGCAGACGCCGGCGATCAGCAGATTCAACTGGGCGTCGCGGGGCAGGTTCACGTCGGTGATACCCAGCCAGGCCTTGACTTGGGCGAGGTCGGTCAGCATCTGCGTCTCCCAGTTGAGGGTTGCTTGGCAGCCGGGCCACCCTTGCGGAGTGGCCCGGCTGTTGTTATCGGCAAGTTGACCTGCCGTTGGAGTTCAGGCCACTAGATCGTGGGGGTCGGGGTGCCGCGGCCGTCGTCGAGGACGACCCACGGGCTGACCTCGTCGGTCCCGGTGTTCGGGTAGAGGGTCCGGCTCCACATCGGAATCCCATTGTTTCTCTGGACGAACCTGTAGCAGGTCTCGTCGTACACGAACCGGACGTGGATCGAGGACGCGGCCTGGACGCCGCCCTTCTCGATCATGAGGTACTCGGACATGTCGGCGAACAGGATGTCGCCCATGTCACCGAGCTGCGGGCTGACCTCGAGGATCTGGATCGGGCGGCCGAACAGCGTGCCGTACGGGGCCACGTTGAGGCCACTGGGGGCGACCCAGATGGGCTGGTTGCCGATGGTCATGCCGATCAGCTGGGGCAGGACGCTCGAGCTGACGTACCACTCGGCACGGGCGATCGACGGCGGGTACATGCGGCTGTACATCCGCGCCACGTCGTTGGCATCGACGAGGCCGGCGCCGTTGCGGGCGATCTGGGTCAGGGCCGCGCTGTTGAGGACGCCCAGGCACTCGGTCGTGCCCGCGCCCCACATCAGCTCGTAGTCCACCTTGTAGGCGAACTCGCGCCCGAACCAGTTGGAGACCATGCCCTCCAGGGCGGGTTCGTCCTGGAGCAGCTCGTCGGTCGCGTAGTACAGGCCGACCAGCTTCTCGAGGTCCACGCTCTTGCGCTCGAACTTCGGGATGGACTTGGCCTTCTCGGCCGCCTCCGCGATGCGGTACACGTTGACGGCGTGATGCCCGTCGCGCCGGTCGTAGTCCAGCCGGCCGTTGAACTTCAGGCCGTTGTACCCGGCACCGATCGGGATGCGCGTGCAGTTCTTCGCCAGGACCTGCTGGCCCAGGGCGCGCTCAACGAGGTTCCGGCTGAACTGCTGGTCGACCAGGTAGCCGCCCTCGTCGTCCGTGGTCTCGTTGTTGCCCATGGGCGCCTTGTACTCGACCTGGTGGCCGCGGACGGCCTTCAGGAACGCGCCCATGTCCTTGTAGGAGGTGATCCGGCCGTCCTGCGCGATGGCGGTGGACGCCGGCTTGAGGCCCTTGACGGCCTCGGCGACCGCGGACTTCACCAGCTCGGCCTGCTCGGCCAGGCGGGCGCTGTCGGCGGCGGTCCAGTCGATGGCGACCTCGGAATCGCGCAGGGACTTGCCGGTGGCCTCATCGACCTCGATGACGGCGCCCGGCTGGTAGGCCTTCCAGGCCTTGTTCAGCTTCATGTTCATGGCGAACTCTCCGTTTGCTGTTCCGTACTCTCGGATGTCGTAGGTGCTCGCGCTCGCTGCCCGCCTCTGGGGGTTGCCGTGGGCGGGGTGGGCCGCGCTAGACCCGACCCATCCTTCTTGAAAGTTCCTCGTTGACCAGCCGGCGCACCTCCGCGTCCAGCTCGACCTGGACCTGCTCGGGCGTCTTGACCAGCCGGTGGTAAATCTTCACGGGCGGCGCGGCCGGGATGACCGGGGCCGTCCGGTACTGGGTGATGTCGATGTCGTGGATCTCGCCGCCCGGGTTCTTCTGGTGCATCTTGGGCGGGGCCTCGCCGATCACCTTCAGCAGGGCCTCGCCACAGCCCAGGCGCTTGACCGCCGTGACCAGGGCGTCGATGTTGGCGGGCACCGAAACCAGGCTATGCTCCAGCAGCAGCGCGCGGGTGACCACGCTGCGCAGGGGGGCGTTCTTGTCGAACTCGGGCCACTTGCTGAAGCTGTCCATCAGGACGCCCCAGTCCTTCTCGCCGGGGTGCTTGTACTCCAGCGGGATGAAGCCGATGGAGCTGGTCTTCAGGATCTTGTCCTTGACCAGCAGCCACAGGTCGCTGGCCAGGGCGGTGGTGGACAGCCGGCTGCGCGTCTTCAGGCCGTAGCCGTCGTTCTCGATGACGTTGTCCTCGCCAACCGGGGGCTCACTCCACTTGTGACCCCACAGGAGGACGGGCGCTTTCCGGAACTGATCCAGGTTCATGCCGCCGGGCATGACGATCTCGTCGTCGCGGTCGATGGAGCGGGTGCTGGCGTAGCCCACGAAGCTGCGCTCGCCCTGCGGCACCAGGTCGTTGACGCTGACCGCCCGGTGCAGCTCGGGCTGGCACTCGGCGGTCTTCAGCGCCTCTTGGACGCCGTCGGCCAGGGCAGCCGGCAGGTGCGGCAGGAACTCGTCAAGCTTGATCAGGCTCTTCATCGGCTGCTCCGGGTTCGGGGGTTGGCGCCACAGGGGGCTCGGGTGCCGCCGGCTTCTGGTCGGCGGTCATCGGGGGAAGGTCGTAGCGCTCGCGGGCCTCGTCCACCGTGATGATGCCGGCGTTCTTCAGGCCGACCGTCTCCGACAACTTGCCGGCGGAGTCGGCGGGCACGTTCTCCTCGTACTGGAAGAAGAGGCGGTCATCGTAGAAGGGCACCAGGCGCTCGTTCAGCTTGTCGGAGATGCGCGTCAACCGCGGCTTGATCGTGAACTGCTCGTACTGCGAATTGGCCGTCTGGGCGGTCGCCCGGTTGCTGTTCTCGGTGTCGAGCAGGTCGATGGGGACGCCAAAGCAGTTGGCGATCTCAAGCCGGGTCCACTTGCGGCCCTCGCGGAAGGACATGTCGCGGGGGGACAGGCCGATGGGCTGCACCTTGAACTTGCTGTCCCCGACGTGGGCGCGGCCCGACTTGTCGATGCCGCGCAGCTTGCGGTTCCAGTCGGCCTCGATGCGGGACAGCTCGGCCTTCTCGACGGTGCCGTTGTACTGGATGAAGAGGGAGGGCACGCCCATGTTGTTGTTCAGCGCCCGC